ACAACTGGTATCAGGCCCATACCAGGTGCCTTCGCAATCATTCAAGGGCGTGATCGAACAGGCATCGAGCACGCAGCAGGCACCGACGAGGTTATCGATGCATGGATTTGGATCGCAAGAAACGCCTTCGTAGAAAATACCATTACAAGAAGTATTGTTTTCAATTTCGGTACACTCGGAATTAACACAACAAGCACCGCCAGCACCGCCTGAACAAGGCGATTGACATGTACCATCAACACAACACGCATTTTGATCCTCACAAGCATATATACAATCCCAAGTAGTAGCACATATACAATCTTCACATGCAATAAATTCACAAGTACATTCTGTATGTCCATTAGCATTAGTAACACAATCGCACTCTTGACAAGCACCACAATCATCATCTGTTACACATTCATCACACGGAAGGTGGTTTTCTACACACACCCCATCAATACAACAATTAGATATTGGACAATCAATGTGGTTCAAGCACTGAATACAAACATTTGAAGGACGACATGCATTCTCTATACAACAAAGAGAATCGCAATCATCATCATTCTCGCAGGCTGATCCAACAGGACCATTACCAATAAAACAACAATTAACTTCATCGCAACGTGTGCCCGGTCCCATGAACACACCACCCAGGCTTGTAAAACAATCCGAATACATCATCTGTCGGCATTTTTCAGGTTCTTCGGTGTTTTCGTTATATGGAATACAACATGCACCTTCATATACAATTTCATCACAACAATCTACACCTACGTCGCCACACTGCTTATCTGCAATTGGTGTTCCTCCATAAACATAACGACACACAACAGCAGAAATTGGCCCCAATTCAGTATTCCCCTGCGAATCACCAATACACACAGCATTCTTACAACACGCTGCCTTGCCAGTCGAATCACATCCTGTACCAATACATAAATGATTTGGTATACTGGTTCCGAGCAACGTACCAGAACTTTCAACACAATCAAGTGTTATACCAGAAACAACATCACCGCCTTCTACGTCTTCAACAATAGAATAACAAGGAAGATGCCCGCCACATTCAATCTTCATAGGTTCTTCGAGCGGTATCATTTGGAAATTGTTATTCAACGGATCCTTTTCTTCATAAATATAATATCCATAATATTGGCCATTAAACAACTCACAATCTCCAAGACTAAACCCACTAATACACTTCCCTACAGATTGTCCTAATCCACCCCGACTACAACAAATACCATCTCCGGTCTGTCCACAATTATCCGCACATGTTGAGAGGGCTTTCCAACTACTATCGTAATATTCATCACATTCCTGTTCGGTGATATATTCTTCACATTTAAGATTTCCGTAATCATCATTATAACAACAAGCACCCAAGGAAACAAACAGATCCCCCTCACAACCATCCGTATTATAACCACTGCTGGATATGGTAGCCAACCAAGTTTCACCCGCATTGTGTGTCAACACATTAACAACATTTGTACCACACGAAAATACATTACCGCTTTGATTAAAAATCATAGTTTCAGGCAATGCCCATATATCATTTCCATGAACAATCATAGAAAAAATAAACACTTCATCTGCATTAAAGTTCCCAGTGATACCTGCAATGCCTATTGGTGTATGTACTTCATATACCGAACCTGCTGTAACTGCTAATTGTATTCCAACCCCCATGCCTGCCACTTCACCACAATCACCCACACATTCATGTCCGTATATAGTAACAACTTCATTTTTGTTTACCGGTGGAACCTGTATTACATTTTCCTCAATGTCATACGTTATTTGTCTTTGGTCTGAATATGACCCAAAGGGCCCTGTGCCAAAAATCATTGCTCCGTTATTATCAAATGATAATGGTGTTGATTCTATCGTATTTATATTGCTAAGATATGCAAATGTGCTATTATAAATATTATCCGATTCGCCCGTCTGTGCTATTAACTTCATGGTTTCGGGGTTCGGGCCACTTATTGCAATTGTATCATCCTCATTATGCAAATAACTTCTAAAGAATCCAGATGCTGAAATACCTTTAAACGAAAATGTATTCCCGTCAACCAGTTCTTTAAATATGGTTATACCAGTACCTAAGTTTGTTCCAGAAGCATTATCATCACCTATTGTTATTCCAACCGGTCCCTTGACATGAGAAAACTTTAATTCTATTCCGTTAGACAACACAAGATATAAATATTCTTCATCTCTATGACTTGACATAATATAGGCACCAGAAGCACCAGAAGCACCAGTTATGCCAGCAGAACCACCACCCCCAGCAGGTCCAGTTGGGCCGGTGGGTCCGGTAGGTCCGGTGGGTCCGAATCCCGGAAGGGGACTTATTGCACTGCTTCCAATTATTACCATAAAAATTATTCCTACTTGTGTTTTACCTATTATCTATATAAACAGCAAACATTTACTCGTCAGTATCCCCGCCTTGTGGCCCGTTCGAGCAGCACCCCAGGCAATCATCTATCGGCACGCAGCCGTCGGCGCAGGCCATTCCCTGGGGACCAATGACCCAACCACAACCACACCTACAGTCATCACATGGCTTCGGGCAACAACAGCGGGTGCATCCGCAGTCCGCGCGCGGAATATCGATGGGGCCATCATCGCCATCGCCTTCGCCTTCGCCTTCGTCGCCTTCGCCTTCGCCTTCGTCGCCTTCGCCTTCGCCTTCGTCGCCTTCGCCTTCGCCTTCGTCGCCTTCGCCTTCGCCGCCTTCGCCGGGGCCGCCTTCGCCGCCTTCGCCTTCGTCGCATATCGCGCCACACTCACAACCGAAACAATAACAACAGCAGTCACACGAGGGTGGATCGCAAGAAGAGGGATCAGGGCACTCTGGAATAACATTACCCTGACATTCAAAACAAGTTGCACCCCCATCCAGAACTAAATCCCCGTGCTGCTTGCCATCACATAGTTCCTGCTCGATACACCAAGTATGCCATCCAGCCCAGCAACCACCGGCATCCTCACATGTCACTGGATCAGTCGCTACCACACAATGGACTGGGTCTTCAGTAAAAATATCACAACCGCAACACGCACCGAATCCTCCTGTTGGATGGTCAAAACATCTACCATCACCAGGACAATTACACTTTTGATATTGTTTATATATTCCTCCATCATTTACACATTCGTCTTCGTTTTCTAGCGAAGATCCTGTACCCACAGGCACACAATCCTCATCCCAATAACAACAAGAATGCACATAAGGATCCAATTCACACAATTCACACATACCCCCATCTTCAAAGTTTGTCCAAGTGGGATCAGACCAGGATGGATATTTGCCCCCCAAAGCATACGACGTACAATTAGTTTGAATTGCCTGCGATCCACTATCTTCACAATAATCATTATCAGCAAACGGGGAAGATGGAATCGAACAAGACCCTCTAGCACCCAATCCGCGTTGTCCAAAAGATTTAACAGAACATGAAAGTTCAGACGCAAACGGAGTAAGCCATTCGTTTACGGAATCATAATAATAATGTAAGCCATCTGTTTCTGTAGCAATTGTTGATGATATTAATGCATTAGCAGGAAGGTTATTTACAGACAACGACACATATATTCCCAAAGTTGGCAATGAAGCAGCACCACTGAGATAATCAACAATATCCCCGTCAGTTTCTTCCCCATCTGAAAATAGTATCACTAGTACGTTCTTTCCCGCATCATAATACTCTTCAGCAAGTGCATTAACATGTTGTATTACTTCAACATAATTAGTATTATCGTCAACTTCCTCCTCATTACTTCCATTTTCCCACTCATCGGACACTACGCTCTGAGCCTCAGTCCAATCATCACCCTCGTAAATTGTACCAGGAGAGGGAAACTTTCCAAAACTAACAACACTTATTGTTCCATGATATCTATCATATGACATGCTATCAAGTGGATATTCGAAAGTTTCATTTCTAAATGTGTTTATAACATTGATAACACTTTTTGATATCTGGTTACTACCAACAAGTGGACCTCCATATTCTGTTGTTTTTACACTAGGACTTTCATCCATTACTAAGATTATATGTTTGAAACAATTTACCCCGATGCCCTTCTTCCTACAACAAGAACCGTCAGGAAATCCACACGGGTTGTCCTCACAAGAAGTATTATCTCCATGATACACACCACCAGAAGTTTCACATCCTGATTCTGTCATAAGACAACACTCATAATTTATACAGCAAGAACCATATGTTACATTGTTACATGTATCATCTCCAAATTCACAATCAGTATCTGGTCCAAGAAACACACCATCAGCATCGCAACAAGTCACAATATCAGTAACTTCGCAAGGTCCACCAGGGGAAGATGTGCAACATGCACCAATACCACACATAGTTGTGGGATCAGAACAACGTGTCCCATCACCAAAATAGATGTTATTCACATTACATTCACTACAATCCTCACAACCATTTTGTGTTGAATGGTAACAAGATCCATTTGGTTCACAACATGCACCAAAGGCGTCGAGATCTTCACACAATAACCCATACCCACAAGAAGTTTGATCACCTCTATAAAAACCATCAACAGCAATACATTGTTCTTCTAACATAACGGAACAAGTACCATCAAACATACAACAAGCACCCAATGGTTCAAGAAATTCTGGTTGATCACAGCAGCATTCCCAACATGTTCCATCTGCAAGAACAATTGTTGCCGAAGATTGCTGATGATTACATCGCAGTGATTCATCATCACATATGGAATCACCCACCAATTCATCAGGAACACATACACTTCCACAACCATTCCAGCAAGCATCTAGATAGTTTAATTCATCATCTTTGATGGCATCACAATCATTAAATGTTAAGTTTTCCATACAAAAGAAAGTTGCATCTAAATTTTGAACACAACATGCACCAACACAACTGTTTTTATTAGAACACACCCCAATATCACAGTGAGAATAGTCTTCACCATCAATGGGACAACAACCGGGTGGCTCTTTGTCAGGCGGGCACCACCCCATACAGTCGCATTCGTTACCATCCGTACAATTTCCAGCAAGTAGAGTCCATCCGAGACAAGAATACGCCCCCTCATCGTTGCATGGTGGTATTTCACCATTACCACATTTTCCATTAGTATCTAATGTTCCTCCAACAGTCCCATCTGCAAATATACAATTATAAGGACTATAGCGTCCTGTAAGTGGATGTGGTCCAGCACATTTAGATCCATCTCCCCACCAAACACCAGAAGATCCATCTTCTGAATACATCATCTGACACATTTGAGAAGAAGTTTCATAACAAACTTCATCTAAACAACATGCACCCGGTATAATCTCAGAACAACAATTGACATTTTCTGTGTCACTACATGGATAAGGATGGAAATTTCCGTTCTCAAACGCACACTGATCTTCTGATAGACTATAACAAAAACCACTAATACAGCATGCACCATGTTCATCACACGAATTGGGACATCCTCCCGACTCTTCTACCTGCCGACAAGTTTGGTTTTCTATAAAAAACCCACCAAAAGTATCACAATTTTCTTCAGAACCTTCCACACAAATTTCATTCACACAACAAGAACCCGAAACATAACAATCTGGTCCTTCTGGCCTGTTAATACACGGAAGATTATTGAATTTGCCGCCAATTGATTCGCAATAATTGAATGTCGTGTAATCTATACAATTTGGATGATCGTCGTTGTCCATCCCCTGTTCTTCGCAAAAACAGCATGAGCCTATTTCGGACATCACATTCCCAGATGTCATACCAAAACAAATCTTATCAAATTCATGTCTTTCGTTTACAGGTGAGGACCAATGCTGCCCAAGATCAAACCCACTTTCTATACAAGTTTGATTATCATCAAAAGTAAAACGTGTGAAGGGGACCGAAGAACCTTCAGGCATAACTGGATATATTGCAGTTGATGGGTTCTGTGGATCTATATTCCCAATTAATATATTGTTGTTTGTAAAATATTCTTCTCTGTGTGATATTATTCTAGAAAGAAGATGATCATTATCATTGTCCCAATGTGTGTTTAATGCACCGGATGCCGACATTCCAGAAAGTTGAAGCAATTCTCCCGTATTTCCTAAAGAAGAATAATTTCCCGGTATTTCACCCACTATATAAACACTATTAGCGTCTGAACTAATACCAACAACATTACCACTAACGGTTAAGGTATCAAAATACGCTGTTATACCATCTTTATAATTAAATATGTTTGCATATTCATAATCAAGTGGATCAGTATTATTGCGTATTGTATAATTACCTGCTGTATCTCCGGTAGGACCACGAAAACCAGTAACACCCATTATCGAATCATCGAACATTTTAAAATCAATTCTATTAGGATCTACACCATATGCCATCAATATAGAACCAACACGACCATTAGTTGGTGAAATCCATCCTGGCATTCCTATCAATACATCTGTTCCGTTCGTCTCAACAGATGTTCCCGCTAGGCACCCCCTATCCAGACATGTTCCAATTTCTCCATTATCATCCTCCGACACAGGCATATCTAAAATCTTTCCACCATATTCAAAAAATTTAGTTTCGTCGTTATATTGATAAACATATACTTTTGAATTGGAATGTTTCGTTTGTCCTTCATAGTCCTCACATGTATTGACTGGTCCGCCATTATCGCCATAATTGTCACAATTTAAAGGAGGCGGATACCAATCACCACCTATAATTTCACAATCCGAGCATTCCCAGTCTGCGCATTTGCCGCCATTATAAACACAAGTTCCTATGGGTGCGGATTCCTCATACCTTCCTCCTAGTGCGCCAATAGTTAAAATGTTATTGCGCAACCCAACCCCATGCCCAAAGGAAGACATCATTTCAGGTTCAGGATTTTGAATTTTTTGAATTCTTGACCAAACACCCGATGTATCTCGTTTCCAAACGTACACCACCCCATCCCATCGAGGCGGTGATTGAGGATAATCCGCATGGTTTTCGGGGTGGTTCCCAGAAACAACAAAATCACCATCTACACACACGTTCATCCCAAGTTGCCCAGACACGCCACCGCCTAATTCATAATTATCACCACCATCGACAAATACTCTTGTCCACACACCTCCAATTTCTTCCCAAATAGAAACCCAACCAGAATAACAAATTGGACCATATCCGGGTATTGGATCATCGACACAATTTGTATTTGCAGAAGACCAATGGGAACCAAGAGCGAGTACACGAGCAGAAGAATCCCAATTTATATCTCCGCCCATGAGTCGAAAGGGGTTTGAACAACCAGAAATACCACTTATTTCATCATACGACCCGTAGTGTGGAAATGCTGTCCTGTTTCTTGTCCACGATACCCCGTCATCGATGCTTTTATAATGATAAAGGATAGTTTCATAGTTGTCATACACGGAGGTTGGTGTATGATTGGCAAGGAAAAACAAATTTTCATTATCCAGTGCCAATACAATCCATGCAACTGCTTGAGCATCAATTTGAGCATCATCTGGTATTATTCTTGTTTCTGTCCATATGTCCGACGAATAATCATACTTGAACACATATACTGCACCAGTATTATCACCTGTAGCACCCCCATCATCCAAAGGTGCGGCACCCGCAACCAAAACATCTTTATTGCTAAACTCATATGCTTTAGGATGGATGGCGAACCAACCAATGCAATCTTCACCTTGTGACGGAGACAACATTGTCATATATTCCCACACACCATCTATATTCTTCGTGTATGCATATATCGCACCTTTACCCCCGTCTGCAAAGTTCGAACCAACAAACATATAATTATCAACTATATACGAATGGGATTTGCCTACCACGCCTCTGGTTGGTCCCATCGCACTTCCTGTCAATCCATCTTGGTCAGGTTCTTGATGTTCACCACCACAGCCCAGTTCAAAATCATCAACACCGCCAGTAATAAATTGAAAAACCATACAATCATCTGACCACGGCAAATCACATGGCGCGCCAACAATATAATTTCCTGTAGGTCCAACATTGCCTATATTTCCAGTATATCCACCAGTGACGGGGCCACCAGGACCAGTAATACCAACAGGACCGGTAGGCCCAGTAATTCCCAATAGGTTTCTCTGATCCCTTCTTGAGTATATTCTACTTGATCCGTAAATCGGCATTATTGATTAATTCCTTTGTCAGAATCTCTAAGTACTTTTGGAAGATCCCATAATTTATTTATTGAATTTTTCCCATCCAAACGAATAATTCTTATAGGTCTTATTTGGTGTTTGGTTTCTGTTCTATTCTTTTTTCCATCCAAAAAATCTTGTCGATTTCCATTCACATCAAACTTTATTGCCCATGACAAAGATCCGGGTTTTGTATTAGTAAGTTGCGTTCCCGAAACAATTCCTTCACCAACACCAGCAGTGAATCCCTTTGTTTCATCAAAAGCACCAGTTGATGACCAATACCAATCATCAAACGGAACTCCTTTTTCATTCGCAATAAGGTGGGAATTAAGATTAAAACCATATGGCGATTTTGTTATACAATTTGCCGCAATAAAAGACAATTCGTCATGACTAGGAATATACCAAGAAGAAACACCGGGTGGATTTCCTCCTATCGAACCACTATCACCACCAGTTCCAGACAACGCATCGTCAAAAAGTCTAACTGCACGAAAGGCGGAAATGTTTGGGGGCGACAACAAAGGACCAAATTGAGCCGGTGTATAATTATCATTTGAATCTGTGTATTTCATATACAAAGCATTGTCAGCACTAATTGCACGAATGTTGTTATATAATCCCCAATTTCTTTTCCAAAAACCATGTGCTGTTTGGTTGGGAGAATATAGTGTTTTTTCTATTCCACCACTACCAAACACCCTCGCACTTACACACGAATTGAATGTATTTATTGGAATATTGTTCAGTGATGTATTACCAACAGATTCGTTGTACCAATAGCCCTCACGAATTTTAAATTTTTCCTTGTATTCCGAATTTAAATCGTCGTATTTATGAGTGTTTTGGTTGTATATTGGTCCCCAAGAACTTCCGTAATTTCCCCAATAAAACTCTGTTTCTGCATCTGGGACATCTATCACATTAACAACTTCTCTATCACCTGTTATTGATATGGGAGATAGTGAAGTAATAATATAATACGCATCATCTATATTTTCCATCGATTGCTTTGGGCAAGGGCCATCTGAAGTACATCCATACCCATGATGATCATATTTAGAACGGTATCTACCGCAATTTAGTCCAACATCTGCTGTTGAGCCCACTGCTCCTATCATTAATTCATCCCAGTCAGAAAATTGAGACTTACCGAAACTATTAGAACCAACCAACCAAGAATTCATAGGTCGATAAAGTCCAACCACCATACCACCAGCAAACAAATCTCCTGGTTGAAGATCCAATGAAGACACTTCATAATCCATATTACCAATATTTGTATGACACTTGATTTGGTCACATGAAATTCCATGTCCAGCATAATAACCAGCATTACTTAAACAATTCTCTCCAGACATAATAGAACAAGTAGATCCACTACAACAAGCACCAGTCCCACCCGAACACATTTCAATGCCGTTATAAGAAACACAAGGAACACCAGCACCTAAAAATGTTCCATTTTTATTCCTACAATCTTCGTTTGTTAAATATTCACACATTCCATTACCAGCACAACATGCCCCCACCCCCTTGGACGACATACTGCAATCTATTTCTTCACAGGAACCTCCACTTCCACCAAACACAGTTGAAACCTTTAATAATTTTCGTAATGATATACACTCGTTTACAGATAAGTTTTCAAAACATTTTACTTGATCGATGTCTTGATAGTGAACGCAACATGGACCTTCCGAGTAACAAGATCCTGTAATCCCCCCACCGAAAGTTGATCCACAAGTAGAACCATTTCCAAAATAATATCCATAACAAAGATTTTCAGTAGTATGAACACATACGTCATCACCCAGACAACAAGCACCAGTGCTTCCTGTTATTCCAAATTCATTTTTTTCTATTCCCGGATAGTCCATAACATTTTCTCTATAACGACTATTTCTACCACCCACACCCGCAGGCATAGACATATAGCCACCACTATTTTGGTTGCATTCAAATGCCAATGTAACTCCTTTTGCGGAAGACGATTCCCACTGAACCACATTGCCGTACCATGAATATCCATTCGGACAAAATTCATATACCTCATCACCATCCATATCTTCTGGTGTACATGGAAGCCAAAAGAAATTAAAAATATCAGTTCCGCCGCTAAAACAAGGTTGTTTTTTGAAAGGCCAAATTACATTCGTAAATCGATAGTCATGGTTCTTCGAATTTGTTGCGTAATTAACAATAAGTGTGAATGCTTTACTAATTTTGTTATAACCGGATATATTGTTTCCAGTATAACCAAAACCTGCATCTTGAATGTTAACAATAGCAGCAGCAGTGGCTCCATTATCAGGCACTCCAGATACTTGAGACATATCTAATTTAAAGAGTTTTGCTTCGTTTGGATTTATATAACCTTCATAATGCACATCGGCACCTGGATTGACTTGATAAAAATCGGCTGTACCTGCATTTTGCTCGTCCGCTTCTATTACTGTTAAATACTTAGAGCGTTCTTTAAAATCTCGAACAGAAACATTAATTGCATTTTGATATTGGTCATATGTTGTTCCTGTGATTCCATAAAACGAAATAGGATCGCCAGTGAAACCTCCAAGTTGACCAGTGCTTCCTAATACAGCATTGAAATAACCACTTTCTCCAATATCATAATGAATATTTATTGTGTTCAATAAAGAATCTTGAGTTAATGTTAAATAATCAGCAGATGCCCCTTCTCCTATTATTTTAATAGAACGAAGTGTTATCTCGTTATATTCAGGTCTTGTTGCAAACACAGTTGCACCAACACCCACATTTTTACCATCAATATAAAGTTTATACCCACCCGTAGGACCAAATATATCCGTTGGTGTTATATAATCAAATGTAGTACCATCTTCCCGTTCAAAAATAGTTAATAGTTTACCACCAGTAACATACATTGATATGATGGCATCTCCCGTGTTCCCGGTTGGTCCAGTCGGACCTTCTCCTGTAGGCCCAGTTGGTCCAGCAGGCCCAGCAGGTCCAGTTGGTCCAGTACCACCTGCTGTCACACCACCATCTATTGGTCTGTAATAACTGCTTCCGATTATTGTCATATTATAATCTCATCTTCTGTTTACTTATTGTTGATTTGAGAAAAAGAAGTTGATGCGTTCAGAACTTTTCGTTCCAACACATTCAATGAATTTTTCATATCATTTAAAAGTCCTGCAATATCGGAAACCGTTACTGATGCATTTTCAAGAAGAAGTTCTTCGCGTACTATCAGTTTAGAAAGTGTCATTTCTTCAACAAGAGTCACAGCCATCCCCGCCGCCCCGTCTGGTGGTGCATACATTATAGGAATTTCTGGGATAGAAAAAACTTTACCTGTAAATGAAGTGAAACTGCTATTCATGTGTGTTCGAGCATATCTTGGAAGCATGCAAGCAGTAATAACAGAACTTGAAATTGTATATGATGTATTATCAATTCGAATAAAATTAGAAGCATCAACATTTTGTTTCAAATTGCCATGTAGCCATAGCGTGTTATTAACATTATCTGCTACCACAATTGTCCACTCGCCAGTTATATTTCCGAGGGAATCTTTTTGAACAACTTTCTTTCCTACCATCGACGAATAATCCATATACGAAGAAACAACACACTTAATTCGGCTCCCTGCTGATTTAATTATTTGACATGATTCGTTATATGTTCGTCCCTCATAATCGGAAGCATATAAATCCAGGGGTGATATTGGAAGAAATGTTTTTTTATCTGTTCGATGCCAATCCTTTCCTAAACTATTGTTTAGTTCATCCTCGTTAAAATTAAAAACCATCTTTTTTGCACCCACTGGTTCTGTGAATGTTTCTTCGGCAACAGCATTTCCACCAATTTGGTATCCAATGTAGTTAACCACATTAGCATTAAAAATACCATCTGATGCAACTTGAAGAACTGGTTTTGCGATTGTGGTTGGTTCATTCGGAGCAAGATTTTGGATATACCCAGCAGTAACTTCACTGAGAAAATAAATATCGTTCCCGCCAGAAGCCCCTAACGCCCCCTGGACAGGATCAATGTGTGTTGCATTAGTAAATCTGTCAGCCGGATAAATAATTTGGCCACATAATACAACATCTATCACATTGTTTACCGAATCAGCAGTCTCAATCACGCCCACAACTTCAGAGTTTTCTGAATTGTTTCCCTGCGACTTCACATATAGATTAGTACTCGTGTTATACCGAATGACATCACCAGCAGTGACTCCATCCATAGCGGTGGCTCCTAACGATCCAGGTCCAAACCCACCAGAAACACCATCAATAGGAATAGTCATCAACAAACGTGACCCACTCCTGGTAATATTATTGACGTTAATATTACCGCTTAAATTTGAACTAGTATTACAACTTGACATATAAACTTACTCCGGTTTAGGTTTATGTAGGTTACACATTAGGCATGTTATCATTTAAATCAGCGTCTGCAACATAGTGAAAAGAAATGCTGTCAAATAATACTCCACCAGCAGCAACAATCACGCGCATTCCGTTTTTGTTCCATACATCAGTATTGATAGTAGTAGCACCAACAGAAACAATTCTTGGTTCATTATTATATCCTCGTGTACCACTACACCTTAATAGATTTCTGTTTGCTGTTCTATTATATGCATCTCCTGTGTATCCACCTTTGGGAGAATAAAACGTTATATTTGGTGTATCTCGCATTGGAATGGGGAACCGATGGTATAAATCTTTATTAGGCGTAACCAAAAAATCAACAACCGTAACATCAGGTCGTGTTACATCAAACATTGTTTCAGTAGCATTTTTCTGGTCCACGCTATAACTTCTTTGATAATATCTTCTACAACGATCCAGTTCATCTTCTACTACAACCGAATCGTTGGTTGTTGCTACTAATCCTCTTTCCAGTTTTACCATTGCTAAATTAAAGGCTCCAGACGTGTAGGAGCCGCTTATTGTGCTGTCGAAACCAATTCCTAAATAATGTTTTCCTGTGGGCGTTGTTTCGATGTTTGGAACAGTAAAAGAAACTTCATATTTGCGCCACAATGATCCCAAAGAAACAACAACAGGGAAAGTAGTATATAAATTTGATCCATCATACTGGTTAACAACAACGCCCAACATCGATTCACCAGCATCTTCTTGCCGTCCCCAAAAAGATAGTGTTACGTCCTCGTTTCTTAGAGAACGAACATCTTCAATTCTGTTTTCAATATAAACAAAATCCCCATTAGTTGGTAAAGTTATTGGATTTGTAATCCTAACATAATGTTGGGGTTTTCCAGAAACTTCAGTTTGATTAGAGGTAAAATTTTGCCTCTGAATTGTATAAGCCCCTGCTACACCACCACCACCAGAAACACCATCAATCCGTACCCACTTATCAGCAAAATATGTCGTTCCAGTAGCACCATAAACAGAATCAACACCTATTCCTCTTTGCCATATATCAAAATTACCGTTGATTAAAAGGTTTTCATTAACAGCACTGCCGTATGTTACTCCAGTAGAAGTTGACCTATATGCCCAATTTCTTCCACCACCTCCCGCCGCGATTGCGTTTCCGCCACCACCTCCCCCCGCGATTTCGCCACCGCCACCACCTCCGTTATGGTTTTGATTGATGATTATTCCGCGATATGGTCCAACTCCAGTTCCACTTGTAGACCAAGATATTGCAAACGGTTTGGATGGTTCTCCTGGGTACTCACTTGTAAGTTTACCATCATCACCAACATATAACAAACCTTCCACATTGCCACATGGAATATTGTCCACAAAACCACTACTTATCAACTGAATATATTCTTGACTATCCACCTCATACGGATCCGTGGTACACAACCCAACAGAATTGCCTATAAATTGGTTGTTGCTTATGTTGGCTGTAAACCAACCCTCGTTATTGTGTCCCTCGCCAGGCTTATAACCAACAACATCGCCTCTTGCTAACGTTGTTCCTGCTGCAACATTAACTATAAATTGATTATTGTCTATGCCCCCAGTACCACCCGTACCAGAACCTTGCAACAACTGACCCCTATAATTCATAACATAAGCAACATCTGATGTAACGCCCACCATAACTGGTTTAGACACATGACCACCTATTGATGGTTCTATCGGTGTTATTTCGCCGCTGATTCCGGGACTTAGGAAGTAAACAGATCCACCTGTTAATCCATCATGCGCACCAATAACATTACTAAAATCTCCTGAAATTTTCCCAGCAAGAGTAAGTTCAACATAAGTGTTTGCATCTGTATATGGTGGGACTGAAGGATACACCACATCTGAAACTATACCCACAACTTCTGCCCCACATGCATTGTTGGCCTGTGCTAATTGATAATTGCCTTCACTATTCACCACGACAGGATTGCCCAATGTAAATCCTCTTGTGCCTGTTATCCCCCCCACCCCATCACTAGACCACGGATTAATTCTTTTTGTTATTGTAGGAAGTTCAACCCGAGTTAAATCATAATGCAATTCACCATTGATTGTAACATCATCGTTGAATGTGATTCCCTGTGGTATTACCTCCGCTATTGAACATCTAAAAACTCCTGATGCTAAATCTGGCCCTGACGTTTCGCCGCCTACTGGATCATTGGGTGCCGTCGTTCCTAGTGTAAACACAATACCATTCCCCGAAACGCCATTGTATATGACCTCTTGGTTTAATTTATTCACTATAAGTGTATTATAGTGACTAACCCAATCTGCAAACGTTGTTGTTTCAGTCAGATAGGGTATTTGATATAGGTTATCTTCTGTTCCTCGTTCTTCAAAATCTACCATATGTTAATCTCTTTTTTTTTGAAAATATGTATAAAATACCTCAAAACTAAATGTTCGCAATTTCTCTGTATATGAGCAAATTATTCATGTATCTTAGTGTTTTTCTTGCTGGGTTTAGGGTACACACTAAACTAAGTTCTTCTCTTGCTGCAAAATCTGAATCTTCAGAATTATGATCGCCCCAATCACCACCACTCACATCTACAAAATTTGCGCCTATAACTTCTATTGCATATCGGCTGGCCCCACACGCAACATCGTTCGGAATGCCCCCATTGGCATTATCTGCTAAAGTGGGATCACAATTTAAATCTGCATCTTCCTGACAACAACTATAATATTTAGAAACAATTGTAAACCCCATCGGAATTTCTTTATCCTCATCACTATCATTAATCGATAATGTATATAATGGTGTGTCGGGTTTTATACCGTCCAAATATACCCAATGTTTCATACCACTAATTGGAACACCGCTATTATCTTCGGGGGGTTCACCTATCGTCCCATCCCACCACCCACCAACTTCAACCAACCACCAACCTGGCCAAAACGAAACTTCATATCTTGGAACAGGTAAAGAAAATTTCTGCACAGTTACAGGAAATTTATTAAAATTATCCCCCGACTGAAAAGAACAATGAAACGGATGTAACGGACATGAGCCACGCCACCCAGGAGCAGTGATGGCATATTGGTTATTATGGATAGTTTGTCCATTGTTTATGTATCCTCCAACTCCTATTCCGGTATTTGGAACATCGACAGGTGCTGTTAGACTACCCCCCGAAACACTATCTGAGTCCCATTCGCCCCAATGTGTTCCTAACCCCGAAGAAATCCAATTGTGCATCATCGTTATAGACAAAGTTAATTGCATTTGAAAGTGTTCTTGAATTTCGTTCAATTCTGATGCCTGTAAAGCAAACCCTGGTCTGAATGCCAACATTTGATATTTTTTAGTATTGGATGCATTATCGCCTATATGATCGGTCGAATTAACATCCAGTTCTTGATCTTCTACCCGACTAAAATATGGAGCAGGTGATAGCGGAAAGGAACCAATTGAGCCGCCGGTATGGAATGGTAATGTATTATAAGGCATTATATCTCTTTCTTATCTAATCTGACGGACCCAAATAAATCTGAAATCGCCAGGTTTTCGTCGAAATGTTGGGGTGTACAGTAGTATCTATGGCAGTTTTTTCTAGGTGATGAACAACAGATTTAGTAGAAACAATCGAAGTCTCCGCATCTGTTGTTGGTCGTGTAACGTTTGAAATGGTCCAAGGATTGTCATTACCATCGGTAAACGAAACTCCCTCAACATATCTTTCGGGAGATGCAGAAGAAATCTCAAATATGCCAGTGGTGTTACTTGTTGGTTTAAATTTTTTGATCCTATCATCTAATGTGGTGTTTGTGAATGGGTTTTCATTATCAAAAGTAATCTTTGTACTTGACTCAGTTTCATACGTGAGAGATGATAGCGGTGATGGGGTGAATGCCGCTATAGCGGAGGAAAGGTTCAGCACCTTTGATTGTAGTGGAGCATATCCAGAAAATATATTCATACCATTTTCATCAAATATTTCTTGAAGACTCCATTGATTAAAATTGGTTTGAATTGTCTCGCTAGATTCAATGTCACTTCTTTTTATAATTTTTGAAATTAACATTCCCGTAGTGAACATTCTATCAAGGTTTGCTAAAAACCCGCCCATAGGAATCAATTCTACTCTAAGAGAATTAATACTAATTGAAGGAAACATTGCATTCCATATTTCTTCGTTTATTTCTGCCGAAACATAACCCTGACCAGGATCTGATGGAAATTTTATTCCATCTATCATCACATTATTATTAAAATCTTTAACCGTTGATATTTCAATTTTTGCTTCTCGTCCCGAAACAGCCAGGTTTCCCTTTAACGGAACATATAAAGTTTGATCTTTATACGAATCCGAAACCCGGCGTGCTTCTTCGCTATAACCAACTAAATCTATCCAAACACAAGCCACCCCTCCAGAAAGTTCTTTGCTATTAATTTTTTCTAACTTTGCATTCTGCCACGAAGATAAAGACGAAGAAAGATTTGTGTCGTTTAGTATCTTTTCATAATAACTTTCATTCGTCAGGTCTATACTACACGAACAAACTCCACAATCAGAAGACGTTTCTGAATCACAAGATAAACACCCTGCTGTTGCACCCACTACTACCCTATGAAAGACGTAATCCATCTCTAATTTGTTCGCAAGTTCAACACAATGATGACATTGGGTTTCAAAACATCCATACAAATCTCCTGCGTCCGACGTATATCCTGTTATAGGGCTGTATTCAAAATTTGTATGATAGATACAACACGAACCACATTTGCTTTGATTCCCAGGTCCACATTTGTTGGAAACTTCAGTTTCTGTACTATTGTAAGAATCAATTTTTTTCCTTTCACTCCCCCGGGCCAGGTTCGGCTTTATTGAAATTATTGGAATGTAATTATTGTTTGTTTCAGATAACGTATCCGGTAAACTTTGCACACACACATATGCAAAATTCTTATCGGGTGTGAAAGCAATGTGTCCCGATGTGTCTGTTAACATGTGACTTGGAATATTAGAACCTGCTAAGTCAATCCGATTGTTGGTAGCACAATTCGATAATATTAAATACAAAAATCCATTATAAGACCATAGCGGCCAATTATTCTCATTATATACACCATATGGCAGAGAAGAATACGAACCAGGACTACATCCTATTTTCCATCTACTATCAACACCACTTGGAACCTTAACAACTTTAAAAAAGTTGTTGGATGTTAATCTAAATGCAAGGCTTGAATTTACAAGAGCCTCTGAGTTCGAATTAACAGAATTTGTAGGTGTTGCAATACTATTACCAAGAACCAAAGCAATATTTTTATACAAAAGATTGTCGTATAAAGATGATGATATAATTGATGTTTGTTTTAAATTAGACATTTATTATTCCTTAACAACTTGTCGGTTCTCCAGGAGCAGTACATCCTGTAATGCCCAAATTCAAACTATATTCTAGAGGACAAAGATACAACATGTTTCCTATATCTATATTATTAAATGGGTACTGCGACTCATCTCCTGTAATTCCTTCTGACCATTCTGGGTATGTGTAGGTTGGCATGTTGTATGGTAAGACTATTCCACCAGTTCCAAGTCTTGCCCACGCATCCCCATACGTCCACCCAGTCATCCCCCCAAGATTTGATTCAGAAACACCATAAAACATTGCGGTGGGACCATCAAATATAGTGGACCAACCATCCCCAGACACAGTACATCCCGAACATACATTTTTACTAGCCCCGTCATTCAGTCGATATGCAAAATAATTACCAATCACGGGAGTTTCACACTCATCAACTTCTGGGTCGTAATCATCTGGGGGTATATAATCCTTTATGGTCATTTCTAAAAATGCTTTAATTCCTACAGGATGCAACATATCCATGAGAGCCTCTTGATAAATTGGCAGTCCCGAATCTGGATCTATGTCGCTCTCTGTCATTAACACATATGAATAATCCTGGTAAAATTCACTATCTTGTAGGATATGACCGTTTAGATAACTTCCCCCAAGATGAAGAAGATTTGGTAGACTTCCATAATCACCAGTTTCTCCTTGATAACCACTCCACCCATAATGCTCAAATCTACCCCCATTCAACCGAAATATTTTTATTTTGGGATACTCTAAAGAAACAGAAGGTATTGTGTTTGGTTTTTCGGATTCGAATCCGCCGGATTCTTCTGATGTATTATACAATGAATTAAAAAAGTAAAAATATGCCTCTTCATTGCTTTTTCGTTGATATAAATCTCGACGAATGTTTGTTATAAAAACTTTTATGTTATCTGCATTGTCTTCATTAATCTGTTGTGTAGGAAAACTCGGAGCATATGTAAACACAAAATGCTTTAACATTTCTACAGAAGTTTGTTTTATGTCCAACAACTCCCGTAACCCAACTGTGTTATATGCGGTCTTGTTTAATTTGTATCCACTGTTATTATATAACCAATTATAATACGTTTGTATAAACAAAGAAGTAACATTAGTAGACCCCGCACTCCTATCGAGCATCCACATAGGAAATAAATGGTCTATGTTTATGGAATGTGCGTTATCAAGAATATCCTGAAAATTAGGCAACTCTTGTCCCAAGATAAGCATTCTATAGTTCGTATTTTGGTCAGAATTTTTGAATATAGATCCATAAAGAGACATAAATTTTCCCTTATACCGCTACAAGGTTTATATCAAGGGATTGAAGTTTAAGAAACATATTTTCCTTCGCTTTGAATTTTGCTTGCTCCGGTACAACATGAATATCAAATTCTTCAGACGATATATTAGGATTTAATATAACCTTTCCAGAAAGAGGGTAATACTTACCGGCAATTGCTACCACAGTATCAACTTGATTATTCCAATAATAATATGCAACAATAACTTGATATTCGTCGCCAACCAAAGTATCACGAACCCTAAGTCTAATTAATCTACTATCACCCATCGGCACATCCACATCTAATGATGAATGTGCTACAAATTCATCTGAAGATAAACTCCCCGCAATTAGAGGATTTTTAAATTCATGTAGTACAGGCATAGTGTTTGTGGGGTCTATTTTTTTAGATATGGTTAAACTAATATCATTAGTGTTTGCATTCAACGAAGAATCAATTAAATTAATTTGATTTACCAAACTAGAAATGCTAATTTCAGAATCAAACATATTTGGATAATGATCCTTTATTTTTTCATTTATTATACCAGATAAAACTTCTTCACTTAAGTTTGTTTGCATGGGATCATACGATACATTTCCAACACATTTGAACCCATAATCAAACGAAGACATGTATTCGGGTAATATACTAACACATGTTTTCTTTTCAAGAATTGCAATTGCATCTGCTGGTGCTGTAAAATCACTATCATAATTCTCTGACAAAGAAACAAAAACTCTACCATACCGAGGAGGATCCATCTCTTCTCCGCCCCATACATTAAATTTAGAATATGGATCATCGGCATCTCCTACAAATCCTGCTTCTACTAAAAGTGATCTACAATCTTCTTTAGTCACAGCCCTATCCTGTGATGCAAACCACTTAGGCGCAAAAAAGCGAATGGCTTCTAAGTTGGGTTCTTCTTCCCCCCCAGAACTTATCGCTAATGTTGTAATTGTTTGGGTGCCCTCCCACGAAAAACCCGACACACCATTACCCCTTGTTCCACTACTCTTCAGATATGATATTCTTACTCTATCGTTGTTTGTCAATCTTTTACCAACTTGAGTAAACACTGCGTCTCCATAGGCACCGCCAAACACTATAAAAAAACCATACTCTGATCGCTCTAACCAAAATATCTTACTTGTTTGGTCCAATCCCGACTCAATGTTTGTTGCTCTTGACCATATTTCCCATCCAACATCAACCTCTTCTCCCCGTATGTTTGTCATTTGATCAGTATTATAAACTTCAACAACAATTGTAGTGGTGTCAACATCTAACCCTTCTATGAACCCCTTTTTGGTTTGTGGATCTACAGCAAGAGTCATTTCTTTGAACAAGTTTTTACCTTCTACTACTGTAATTACTGATTCGCAATTATTATCTAAGTAAAACGATTCTATATTGTAGAAATTATATGCAACTCCCAACCCATCATTGCCCGTAAATCGAGAATACTTCGGAACAAAACGTGATTTTTCACATGTACCGTTGGTTAATTTTATTGTGGATTTAGCAGACACTTTTCCCGGAACAACAAAACCTAATGGTTTCACTAAAGATATGAGCGATTCCATTTTTTGAGCCGTGTCTAAGAACATTTCATTTGCGATCATGTTAGTATAAAATCCATAATATAATGTATTGTATGCTAAAATATCTAAAAGCACTTGCACAACAGATCCTGTATAATCGTAGTCTTTTAGCGTATCTTGCGATTTCAGATGATCGATTATACTATTTTTAATAGAAACAAAATCTAAACTTCCAAGTTGTATATTATCCGGTGTTGCCATTTATCTTACCTTTAATATGCTTATTTTCATAGAGTCTTTAACTGTTGCAATATTATCATTAAAGGAAACAATATCAAATTCTAATTTTATCGTTAATGTGTTGGAATCTACTTCTGAATCATCGAACGTAATATTTGTTAGTTTGACTCTTGGCTCAAAACCTTTAATTTGAGACTCTATTCCTTGTCGAAGATTAAGAAATTCAATACTATCCATTTCCTCAAAGAGATTTTTCCATATGTTTGTTCCGAAATTTCTATTAAAGGGTTTTTCGCCCCTCATTGTCAGAAGAATGTTTTTTAAAGATTGATGAATAGAAGTTCTATCAACAACTTTCAACACATCATTGTTGAATTCGTTTTTTAAAAAATTAAACGAAAAATCAGAATATTTTATATTATCGGATGACATTGAAATTGTACCTTACTTGTATTTGTATATATGTGTTTATTTATTGTTTTTACAACAACCAATCCCAAAAACTTTCAGGTTCTTTTCCATCATCGGGTGATATCGGAACACTGTCTCTTTGAAGAGTCAATCTCATATTGTGGTTCATTACGTTTGGCATTGCATGGGAAATTCCCGTCACCATCCAATTGCCCGAAAAACGTTTCTCCTTACCACTACCCTCTATTGGAACAATATCAACAACATTTATTATTGTTCCTGGACGCAAAGATAAATCCCCATCAATTATCATCGTTGCAACCTGTGAACCCAACAAATTCATTTGAGCATTTCGCCATAGCGGAGTAGTTTTTGGAGTATCCCAAAATGTTGCCTGTGTGTTCACATACTCTAAATATTCTGAAAATTTTTCCCCCACACAAGGACAAGAACAATTCAATGCACTTTCTGGATTGTCCCACATACATCCCAAATATTCTTCCCCCAGCACTTCTTTGATCGCATCACACACTTCAGTGTCTCCACTTATACCAACCAATGCCTCTCTAAGATCTTCTGCGGTTGGTTCTTCGCCGCTTGGTTTTAAATCTTGGCATGGACACTTGCAATATGGATCATCTTCGGGACATTCGGAATTATCAACAGGGTCGGGATTCATGCAACGATAAACAGTATTCCATAAAAACTTCTTAGGTGTTTCACCACACCCACCCGTTTCCCCATCTCCAATCGGAGCCAAATCGGTTACAATACGCCAAGATTCTTCAAGCCTCTTTACCCGTTCGACTATATCGTTTATTATCAACATTTATATTAAATCTCCTTAGTTAGTTATAATATCAATCAAGGTTCGTCTGGTGGTGTATAATCAGAACAGGGACAACCCGGCGAATCGCCGTCGCAGCATGCCCCACACTGACCATCATTACAACAGTCATAACAATCATCATTCGACTCGCAGACCCCCGGGCACTCGTAACAACTCACCCCATCACAATCAGGATCATCGTCATCCAAATCAGGTGGGTTAAGGCAGCAACAGTCGGGCCATTCATCACCACAACACGCCGAGCAAGGACATTGCGTACTAGGACAATCACCATCACCAGGGCAATACAATACACCAGTTTCAGGACACGTATATTCGGCTACACACTGCATCATACATTTACCTTCATTCGGGAATCCTCCCCATGACCCCACACAACAAGGGTATGCGCTGCCCGCACAATTGTCACACGGATGGGGGGGGTCTTCACAATGATGCAAACCACAACAGTAATTAAAGTCGTAGTCCTCGTTGTAGCAACAACATCCCTCATCAACGGGGCAACCGTCTTCACCCCCACACTCGGTATCACCATCGTCACCATCGTCACCATCATCACCACCATCTTCGCCACCACCACACGAACAACAAGACCCGCCACAGCAACAAGACCCGCCACAAGAATACGAATTACAATCATCATCATCTCCACAAGAATCGGGACAAGGCATACACCAAGGGCCTTCCCCTGGAGGAATATCGACCGATCCGCCGCCATGCCACCATTGGCAATCGGATTCATCCGCTTCCGATTCCTCAGTACAACAAAAACCTTCCCGACATTGATCATCACTGTCACAGGGACACATTCCACAATGCTTGTCATGACAACAAGAAAAAAACTCATCTTCACAATCGTCGTCACTTGCACAAAGACAAGGTGGATCAAGATCAGGACCATACACACAGGTAGGAGCAAACGTGTTATCTGGTTCTCCATCATTGTCTATGGACCGACAACAATCAAATTCACCAGGACAAGCACCGTCTGTCCCACAATCACATTTTCTGCACCTTTTGTCTTTTCCGGAAATAAAATCTAACCGTCCCCAACAACAACCACCAACATCACAAGTTTCACACTGACCGCTCATGCAACATTGATTATCTGGACAATTATTATTATCCATGCATGTATCCGGGCAATCATAGCAACTGGTGTAATGATCACCATCGCAGTGGCGACCACAATGCCAAGTTCCTTCCTGACAATCTGCTTTTAATGTTCTTGTACAAGCATACGTTGTCCATGTGTCGGGTGGATCTTCTACTACTCCCTCACAAATATTATTCTCTTCATCACACAAATACCCTGTATCTGGACCTAACCAAATACCATTTTGATCTTGACAAGCATATTCTTTCGTTTCCAGGCAACTATTGTCGTTTGGTTGACAACACGCACCGAATGCATCCGAACGGAAAACTTCTTGACACGATCCTTCGGGTTCATCAGAATACACACAATTATAATCATAACGACAGCACAAATCCCCACAATCCACACTACATTTTGTTACTTCCTCACAACCCTGGTCTATATTACAAATATCATCGCACAGATCATTATCACATTCAACACCATTGCCCAAATATGTGCCACCATGATCGGTACACCAAGATTCGGTAGTATTGTGGCTACAAAGAGGTTCCCATAATCGCCTTGCATTAGTATCCTCAATGTTTTCATTAACACAACAATAGCCCTTACAACAATCCTCATTATTTGAGCATGGACATTCTGCCGTGCATCTCGAACGTATGATTGGATGTCTTTCATCAGGTCTACCTTCGTAAATATCTTCCCCCCAAATCTCTTTTGTCGGATCGTGAGGTTCTGTTGTTCGTCTATCTTCACAACACATACATCCCCCTTGGTATGGAGGTCCGTATTGATCACAATCCTCATCCTCACTGTCACAATTCTCAGCATATGCCTTGTTGCATTTCTTTTTCGTGTCGCTATTGCTCTCGTCTGATGCTTTGCATTGACAATCTTCCCACTCGGTCATTGGAGGATCAGAAATTGAAACACATTTATTTGCTCCACTATCTTCACAACAATATTCTTGACGACGACAACAAAAATCTTCTGGACAACTCTTACTGCAATTGTTGTCTTGACAATCGGGATTCATAGTACAAGAGCATCCATCATATCCGGGTTCCAAACACCCCTCATCCACATCACCACAACATTGACCGTCCTCGCAATCATGAACAGAATTACAAGCACACTCGTCACCGGGCGAAACAGGTTCGCAATAATTATCAACACAACAATAATCTATATTCAAACCATCAGAATAACCATCACAATCACTGTTGTTTACACATTCACATGTATCGCCACATTCACATATTCCCTCTTCACTATTAAATGAACAGCATTCCCCTTCAGGACAATCTTCGTTTGTACTACAAACACTTTCTTCAGTAACACAAGTGCCTCTACAACATTTTTGTTCGGTTAATATCTCTTCTCCAGTCTCTTCATCAAGGACTGATATCGGAGGACACATATTATCACAAGAACATTCATTTAACCAGTCACACAAACTACAATATGTAACAGGCTCATGTTCAATTCCATTAACAACAACCGTTCCATCGTCGTGGACATAACATTCAACATCACCTTCATCACCTTCATCACCTTCACCATTTTCTCCCGCACAACACAATGTAATAATAGGAGGTGTACTATAATCTGGAATAAAACAATTATGGCAACCCATGGGTGTATTTGGACTTGATATAAAATGATATTCAAATCCATCATCATTGTTAACTTCACAACAATTCTCATCTTCGATCAGTTCACTTTCAGGACTATCCACATTTTTATCAGAAGCACATGTCCACAAACCGTCTGGTTCTCTCCTACAACACACGCCAGGCGGCCGATCTTTACATGTAAATTCGGCGCATTTTGGGGTACAACTTCTTAATTGATTTTTTCCAGTCCACTCTCCAGGCAACCAAGGATTTAGTGGTTCGGTTTGCTCCAATCCAAATGTATCTGATCCACTCAATTCTCCCCCCATGCTCCATCTTCCTTTTTGCTCAAAACAATCCCATTTATTGGTATCAATACAGGTATTATCTTCTAAGCAACACGCAGCAGTTAATAAACAGGGATTGCCCCCCTCATCGTCATATGGAACATCTTTGTTGTCCCAAAAACAATCTCCACAAGAATCTCCTGTATCAACACTATACCCTTCTTCAGATAAAAAATCTTCACACATGAATTTCCAAAAATCATTATTACAAGAACGTAATTTTAATTCTTCCGAATTCATATCGTGACTCGGATCAAGTAGTTTTATATCATGGAAAAGTAATGGAATTTGTGCATTGGTAAGTCCCCATACGTTTGTGTCGTTAATTACAACAACCGCACCCTTACCATTTTTTTTCCAAACTGCGGTACAACAACAATCTTTTTGCTTTTCACCTTTTGTGCAACTTTTCGCTAAAGTGAGTCCACCTTCTTCTTCTATGGGCACAAGTTTACCGCTGTTTGAACATTCAAATGGTAAACTTAAACCATCTATTTCAAACGGATCTACTGTTTTTTGACAACAACTTTTCAAATATGTGGCATCGCCGCTTGATATTTCAATTTCGTTTATATAAGGAACTCTATCCTCTAAATCATCTCCTGTATAACCCGCCGTGATACCATAATTTGGGAACCATGTAGGATCCTTATACCATGCAGGTCCAGTTATTCCAGCAGATGCACCACAATAATATGCAAAATCACGAAGTAATTCTTGAATCTCCATATCCAAGTATAATCTTCCTCGTCCCCAATAACCGGCTGTTTCTCCCCCATCCTCATCACCTGTAGAAACATAATCACATGTATTATCAAAGGTGTTTCCATATACCTGATTGGTGTATGTTTCCGATTCCGCACTACTACCTCGATTTCCATACATTTCAGTATAGTCAGTATTTTCTCTCATATATCGATTTGGTTGTATATTAAATATACCTGGTCCACATCTCAGACTCATTCCACTTTCAAGCCATTTTTTACCATAAGATGCTCCAATAATTACAAGTTTACCACCCGACATTATCCATTCGCGTATCCATTCCCAATTTTCATTATCTTGACCGGGATATGGCGGTATTGTGACAGGTGCAGTGTGAGAAGGTTTATTACATTGTGGCCACCAATTAAATTCAGCCGGATTGGAATAAAACAACGATGAATCACCGTAATAATTTCCTAACGAACCAACAAATGCAATCTTATGGCAATTGATATTTTCTTCTGTACAATGCATGGTACAGTCGCCCCGTGGTTCTAATGGCCCCTCCCAATTATCAATCCAGTCCATGAACGATTGTGGCGAAAAAGGAAGCACACCAAATGGCGATTTAAATTGATAAAAAACAGGAAGTGCTGTAATTGCCTTGTCAGGATATGAATGTATACAACGATTCCAGTCACATTCTTCTGTATTATATTCCCATGTTCCATTTTCTGTTATATCAACAATGTGTCTATCATCTCCGGGATAGGAAGGTTGTCCCAGTGTATATTCTGAATCGTGATTTTCCCAACATAAATTACCGACATGAAGATTATCTGGGTGTCTATAATGAGTCCAAGGAATAGCGGGTTCACGTCCTGAGAGGTCGTCATAGTCTCCATCTGGATTATCGGATTCGTCTATTAAATTTTGTGCTTGTTCATATTCTGGGTGTGTGGGTGCCTTGGGATCAAAACTCCAGGGAGCATTTGTTGATCCTAATGCGCATATGGGACATTTCGTATCGTTGGTAGAATCATACCGATGCTCTTTACCATCACATCTACCACCACAACAACAACATTTTCCAACACCTCTCATAATATATAAATCCTTATTAGTTCAAACACGAACATAAACCATCGTGTGCATTTTGCACATCAAAAACATATATTTTTTTTTCTTTTGACAACTGCTTTTTAGAACATGATTTTTTTCCTCCACCTTCTCCACCTTCTCCACCTTCTCCACCTTCTCCACCTTCTCCACCTTCTCCACCTTCTCCACCTTCTCCACCAGCGGCCCCTTTATTTACCATCCATGCCCCAGAAGTTAAAGTCCACTCTGGTATGGCATACATTTTTACAATATGTTTATGATAATAAAATTCACCGTCACAGGGATCGTCTCCAGATTTGATGTAACTACCAACTGGAAGCATTCTGTTTCCTTCTGGGTAATCATTGGTGTCCGTTAAATCTTCATCTTCAGTTGATGCTGATCCTGATACATTAACTCCAGGACCAACAAAAAAGTCTGGGTGTTCGTTTTCATCTGATCCAAAATCTACTCCCATGTTTGTAAATTCATTTATGTTGTATGCTTGCCCCGCTACTCCATGTTCATTGTTGTTTGAAAGAACAACATAAAATCTTGGCTGAGTATCGCTAAACTCTATATCTTCGTGATCTGGATATGTGTGTTTGTCATTATAATATAATACCTCATACTCACCTGTGGATCCTTCTCCCGAATCTCTTCTAAGACTATCTTTGTCTATATCATCCCAAAATTCTACTTCTCTGAACTGGTACACATACATGTTTGACCTAAACTTTTGATAATCTGGATCATCAACTGATTCATTTTTAAAATCCTCATCCAACTTCGATGCTGGCATTTGATATATTGGTGTTGCAGATTCAAGAACAGCATAAAATGCATATTTTTCCATATCACGTTCTTCGGTTTCATCTACACAGCAAACAACATGTTTATAAATGTCCCATTTTTTCTTCAAATTTGCCTTTGCTGTGTATTGATATTTTGTTCCACCGAGAAGTTGACTTGTTGTTGGTAACACATCGTCGTACATATACGGCATAGTTTTTCTAATTTTATAAAGAGTTGAAAAATTCAAATCTGTTTGATCGAACATTGCTTGCCACCGAAGTTCCTTCCAGCCCAGCGCGCCCTGGACTGGAGGATAACTTGTGTCCATAGCATTATAATGGTTCCCAAAATACCCATACATCCCACTATCATCTGTTATTGTTTTAACGCTGTGTGATAAATATTCTTCCCATCTTTCTTTGCTTATGAGAGGATATTCTTCTATTCTACCGCCTTCATCCATTCCACCCCAATCTGTGTTTAAATAATTATAATGAACCGACGACGAACTTACCCCATTTCTGTGCATAAAACGTGAATATGGGTTTCCAATACGAGGTCTAATGTACCTATATGAAGAAGCATATGCACCAACATGAAACATTCTCACATGATCATATTCTCTAGACACTCTAAACATTTTTATTCTTGGGTGTCCATTTATCCACTTATCCTCTGGAACATCAATGTCTGTGATAAAATATTTTCTAGGAGCGTCTAGTTCAAATCCGAAAAAAGAAGTTTCGGAATTCTGAATAATGTTTCTAATAGATTTAAAATGCCATCCATCCATATCGGCATAAAATACGTAATTCACACCCTTCAAATCAGTGGTCACAGAGTTTTCTGCAATATAGTTCATCAGTTGTATTATGTTGGGTGAAACACCAACCTTGTGCCATGGATACAAGGGTTTATTTTCATAAACAATAATAGCATTATGTGTTTCTTCGATTTGCATTTTGTTGTTTGATTTACTATATGGTGTGGCACCGGGATCAAAATATTTTTCGGCTAAAACGTTTACAAATCCTCTTTTGGGAAGTTCATCCCCCTCGTCTGACGTAAATATGTTTTTAATAAAATCTCCTGCGCTTTCCAAAGCATTCTTATCGTTGTTTCGTCCACTTTCTTCGGAAGCAATTTTTCCAAGAAAAATTTTACCGGATTCACTTCCTGATAAATTTTCATCGTGTCCTTCAAAATCTGATTTAAATAACGACAAATCACCTCCCCCATAGTTCAGGTGACTTAGAAAATATGTTTCACACGATCCGAATTGTATTTTCCACGATGCGTTTGCTCTTGCGCCAGGCCCACTTAAGGTTTCATCTGCTTCGTCCCCCACAAATGTAACATCGGTTACACAAAATGTTACATTTTTATATGCGTCACCTATACCGGGAGATTCCATCTCAATTTCAATATATTCATCTCCAATCATATTAAAATCGTCCCCCAATGTTCCCGGTTCTCTAATGTGTAATATTCCGCTAACACCTTCTTTGAATATACTCTCATCAATAGACATATTGATAAACAATTCTTGTGTGGCTACTTTTCCTGACGGGGCAGGAACAATTTGTAATTTCTCATCATTAAATCTTTTTTTTATTACCAACTTAATGATATTAATTTGGTTATTAATTTCTCGTGGTTTTGTCATAATATATCCTTGTGTTTATCACTTAACCTCAATATACCTAAGTGTTCCTCTAGGGACATTTCGACGGAAAAGACTTTTTATTTCCAATTCTATCATTGGTGCCAATCTGGATGCTATCAATTTGATGCTTCGTTTTTTATCATTATCATTAATAAATTGAGTTAGAGTTTTAATACTTTCAATTTGATCTGCCGACAAAAACCCATCATCACTAATGTATTTATACAACACAGTGGAAGTCAATCCGCAGATGTTTTGAAAACCAAATGCACTACAACTTAATCCTGTAACATAATCATTGGAATACGGATCAACGTGATCTTGGTTTGCAACGTATTGAAAATGATGAAGGCTATTCTTAATCTCGTCTTTTTTTCTAATTGTCGCATAATCAATCCCGGCAGTAGGGCAATTTGGGCCTTCTGGAAGACATGCGGTAGAACCACAATATGGTGGATAACAACCGGTTTTACCAAAACCTGTAATAAGGTTCCACTCAGAACCGTTGTCATTTTCCCGAAATATAAAAAAATCATCGCCTTGGGTGAATGAAGAATTTTCAAACCGCACATTTATTTTATGTAAAAACGAATCATAATCATCGATTATGCCGTACACATCCGTATCGATGTCACCAGTCATAGATGTGTCTCTCTTTATTATAATGTCGCCTGGCTTAACATTTAAATTTTCATAGATGTAGTAACTGCTCCCAGAAAGAAAATTAGAAAGATGCGATTCTATTTCTCTGTCTGACATCACCCAATCATTTATTGGATCTATCATGTTGTTTGAGAGTAATACCAACCACCAATATTTTTCATCACCATAAAAATCAAATGCTACTTTCTCTGGAGTATAACCTTCCTTTACCAAGTAAGATTTAAAATTTTTGTTTTCATTTTTTGTTTCTTCTGTGAATGCTACACGCGAAAAAATATCCTGCATTTCCGTTTCTGGAAACGAAGGAAAACTATAATTAGTTTTTTTCATACTTTCGAAATACATTCACGCTCCCCCGCTCGGCTCATCGTGGCCACGCACTTGACTTCTCGATATCAATTGGTTGTTGTTTTCAGATCTTACGGCAGGTTCTAATTCTATAAAGGATAATGATATGTTGACTTGAGGCGGATACGCATTTGACTTTGACCCAAATGCAAACGAACCGCCAGCAGCACCTTGTGTTGTGATGTTGACTGACTTCAATACTGACAATAGTGGATTTTGTCCCCATCGCCAATTCATAGCGTCCGATTTGACATTTCCTGCCCGAAATCCAGAACCGCCAACACCGCTCGCTGTTCCTGCTAATGACGGTTCTGCTATGTTGATTATCCACACAGGCGGATGTATCATTCTGCTAGAAGTCGTTTGCCATGATGCGCCCGGATATCCCCAAATATGAAACATTCTAGTAACATTTTCAATAGCGACAGCATCATCTTCATCAAGTGTTACTAAATTCCATTCATAATTATGTTCTCGTAAACCCGCACCCTTAAATACCGATTCCGATTCATCCATGGCAACCTGCGCCATGGTAGCCTCCGATAACCCCAACACATCTTGTATTGCTGGAATGAGGCCACCAAGGGTGGTAATCTCTTCCCAAAAACCTTGGGTAGATACGTTTGGAAATAATCCACCTTGACTGGCCCCCTCTCGGCCATAATTAATGCTATCAATTCCATTTATATTTTTTGGCGGAGGCATCCATATATCGACAAGTGCCGCACCCGCCAGATCCGTAGATACTTCGTTTCTAAACATTTGCTTATTAGACCATTCAACGGCTTTGAAATTCATTAAAAATGGACTATGCTCTCTATGAACTTTTGCGTATGCCGTACTAGCCACGATTCTAATTCCTTAAATTCTTAAAATGTTAACACACTATGATATATAGTGTGTCTGGAGATACAATTGTGGCATATAAAACGAAATATATAACCCAAAACTCTTCGAAGTATATAGGCAATCCCGATAAAATAATATGTCGTTCTTTGTGGGAAAGAAGGGTGTGTAAATATCTCGACGAAAACGTCAACGTAATCCGATGGGGCAGCGAGGAAGTTAAAATTCCATACTATTCTCCAATCGACGACAAAATTCGTCGGTATTATCCAGATTTTATTGCCGAACTTAAAGACAAACAAGGAAAAATCAAGACTTATATCATAGAAGTAAAACCAAAAAAACAGACCAAACCCCCAAACCCAAAGAAAAAGAAAAATAGATCTTTTATTCAAGAACAAATCACATACACAACAAACAAAGCAAAATGGGAATCAGCAAAACAATTTTGCGACCAAAACGGATGGAAATTTATAATTCTCACCGAAGACAACATACTATCACAAGGACAACCAAATGGCTGAAAGACATGATTCATCAATCACATGGTTCAAGGAAAATCTTCTAAAAAACGGTCTGTATAGACCGAATCGATTTTTAGTAAGTTTTTCTCACCCCGCCCCAAGTGAAGTAGAGTTTGAACCAGAAGCAGTCACTTTGCCTGGTAGATCATTTGTTACAATAACAGAACAATATTTTGGACCACCCAGAAATGTTCCGGTATCTAATGTTTTTGATAATAGTGTCGTGATGACTTTTTTTGTTGACGAAAATCAATCTCAACGAACATTTTTCGAAAAATGGATGCAGCAGATGGTATCGGATGAAAACTATTCACAAGGGTTTGGTGCCGATCTTATAAACAGAAGTCCAGTAATAATTAATACATTAACCATCAACGGCGAAGTTTCAAGTACCTATAGACTAAAAGAAGCATTTCCAACTGCTATTTTTCCGATGAACCTGGGTCAAGAAATGAGAGATGCATATGGTAGAATTCAAGTACAATTTTCATATACAAGTTATACATATGAAAGTGCTATCCCAGACCCGACCACATAAACATAAGGAATTTTATAATGAACACACTATCGAATATGTTAACATCATCACTGCCAAGTTATGAACTAAACCTACCCTCAACAAAAAAGAAAGTATCATTTAGGCCCTTTCTGGTGAAAGAAGAAAAAATTCTTCTCATTGCACAACAATCTGGTAAATATGATGATTTATTACGAGCAATGAAAAATGTTATTGAGTCTTGCTTTAATGACATTAATAGTGCAGGCGATTTGCCATTATTTGATATCGAGTATATGTTTATACACCTTCGAGCAAAATCAGTAGGCGAAGAAGTAAACCCGACTCTTGTTTGCCGTCACACCGGGGAAAAAATTAGTTTAAATGTTAATCTATTGGACGTAGAAGTTGTTTATCCAAAAAATCACACAAACAAAATTAAAATGAACAATAACATGGTAATTAATATGAAATATCCCTCGGTGAACATCGCAACATCTCAAGACACAAAAAACCCTACTGAATATTTTTATTCGCTAGTTGCCAATTGTATCGATACAATACAAATTAAAGATGAACTGATAGACGTATCTTCATTGTCCAAAGAAGAAATTACTGATTTTATTGATAATCTTACATCAGAGCAATTTAAAAAAATACAAAGGTTTTTCAAAACCTCACCTAAAATAGAACTGGTAGTGAAATATAAAACGTCTGATGATGTTGAAAGAGAGGTGTCGTTCAATAACCTTACGGATTTTTTCATGTAGTCCTTGCTCACACAAGACTAAAGGACTACTATGTTCTCACCTTCCAACTAATGCAACATCATAATTATAGTCTTTCGGAAATTGAAAAAATGATTCCATGGGAACGAGATATATATCTCGCACAAATAACCGAATATATAGAATCAGAAAACGAAAAAATCCAATTGCGGGAAATTGAACGAAGGCGTTCACCAAATCGAGGCAAATAAAAACAAATGGCAAAAAAACCAAAAAACACGATTAGTCAAGAGGAATTAGCAGATATGGGGGTCGTCGGGCCCGTGACCCCGGCAAAAATTACAAAATTAACCACGTTAATTCCCGACAAACCGTTAAATAGTGACATTTCACCCGATCATAATGAAGATGTGCCTATGCCTCCCATTTCAAATTATGATAAAAGCCTGCAAGCAGCCCGGGGTGTGATTGATTATAGGTATTCCGATACTGATACTTCACAGGAAAACATACCACCCCAACGACTCGATTGGCCCGAACAAGCGTCAAAGGAACAAAATGATTATCTAGAGAAAATTGAAGCAAGATTAGTTCAACTATACGGTGCCATATTAGACAACACTACCAAAACAGGATCACAGATTGAAATGTTGGGCAAGGGTCTTTATAATGAAGACCCTGCTAATGTAGTAACACAATCATATCAACACGACGAAAAATTAAAAAATATAACACGGGGCACTTTACCCGACGATGGAATTCGTCCCGGCGGAATCGCAGATATCATTGACCAGTCATTACAAGAAATTAAAAATGAAAAAGAAACCATGGACTCTCTATATGCTCGCATAAGAACAGAACCCGATCCAACATTAAACATGACCGGAAACCAAGCCTTGAAAGAGGCACGGATATTCGTAAACGATTTGTTATCATCGCCCGAATATATGGCATTTCAGCCTAACGGACTTGCAGATCAAACAATTACAGAAGCAACATCTATTGGTAATCAGATGGATATAACAAGTGAAAACTTACACGAATATAACATGGAAAATATAACTGGAAAAGATAAAGAGACAAGAGAAATAGAAAACATTGTTAATTACAAAACACCAGACGAACAAATAGACGAATTCAGACACATTTTTTCAGATAAAAAATCAGACCCAGATCGTCCTTCAGAAATATATTCACCACAACAGCCGGATCCATACCCAGGATTCCCAAATCCCCGAAAAGAGTATTATACCCCAAAAGAATATGAAGATTGGGAAAAAACTAAAAAAGAGTACGAAGAATACCATAAACCAGAAATGACAACATCACGTCCATTAGTAGAAGTACCGCAACAATCGACAACAATTCCACACGAATATAACATGGAAAATATAACTGGAAAAGATATGACCGACAGTCAAAAGTCAAATTATATCAATTACTTAAAAAATAAAGAACAGATAGAGAGAGAAAACCCTTCTTCGGTGTGGAGCCAATTACCTGCTGAGATTGGAAAGGAAATTGTACCGCAATTTCTCAAGGAAAAAATAGACGAATTGGGACACATTTTTTCAGATATCAAAGATCCAGACTCAGACTCAATTGATATTGCGACTGGCATAGGAAAATTTATTGTTCCAGATATTCTTGGCATTGACGGAAAAATAGACGAATTGGGACACATTTTTAAGGATATCAAAGATCCAAATTCAGACTCAATTGATATTGCGACTAGCATAGGAAAATTTATTGTTCCAGATATTCTTGGCATTGACGGAAAAGTAGACGAATTGGGACACATTTTTAAGGATATCAAAGATCCAGACTCAGACTCAATTGATATTGCGACTGGCATAGGAAAATTTATTGTTCCAGATATTCTTGGCATTGACGGAAAAGTAGACGAATTGGGACACATTTTTAAG